TCCTATGATACAGGAGCACTTTCTATAAAGAAAGAAACAGCTGCTGGTGGTGGAACACAAACTACTTCTTCATATGACTTGGGTGTCAAGAAGTTCACAAAACGTGAAACATTAACAGCACGTCAGGTGTATGAACGTAATATTGATGCTAGGATGGCTGCAGGTCTTCCAGACAAGATTCCAGTCGATGCAACGCCAGCAGCAGCTACTGGTGCTGCTGCACCTACTGCTGCACCTACTGAATCTAAAGAACCAAAGAATATTAGTAAGTCATCTAAAACACAAAAGGTGTTAATTGGCGGAGAAGAGTTTGTAGAAGGAAGTCCATTATCTGATAAACAAATGCATGCGATCAGTATGAAAAAAATGATGGATAAAGGTAACAAATATCCATACCCAGCAGGGGTTGATGCACAATACGCAAAACAACAACCTGAATTCGAAGCAGCAAATAAAAAGATGGAAGCTGAGGCATTAGCATCAGGTAAAAAAGGATTTGATGAAACTGCAGGAATGAAACCTGCATCTGGTGTAGATGGTAATGTTCTATCTAAAAAATCTACTGAAAATGAACAAGCCAAATTGGATGCCAGCAAAGCATCTGGTGGTAGCAATACTTCAGTAGTTGCACCAACGATTAATAATTCAACTAATCAAACTCAACTAATTAAATCACCAACTAGAAACCAAGAATCTTCTCAAGCAAAGTATCTGGATAGTAGATACGCTTTCTAAAAGCAAAATGGGCTACCTAAGTAGCCCAGTTAAATAACTAATTTTATTAATTAGTCTTCTTTAGCAATCTTCTCAAAATAAGACATTACATCATCATCTTCATCAACACTCTTAGGTGCTGGCGCAGATTTAGAAGCAATCTTTGGTGCAGATGCTACTGGGCGATCTTCATCTTCAGCGATCTGTGCAGCAGACTTGCTAGCAAAAGAATCACCAGACAAAACCTCATTTAGTTTCTTCTTCAACTCATCATAAGACTTGAAGTTCTTACGATCAGTAAACTCAGACAACTTAACCTGAGCAGAAGCGATCTTAATGATCTCATCATCAGAACCAATTACTGCTGGTTCCATGAATGCAGACTCATCATAGTTAGCGTAACCATCTTTCTTACGCATACGTAGTTTGAAGGTTGCGCCTTCCCAGAAGTCAAATACATTGACTGGCTTCTCATCTTCAAAGGTTGGACGAGCCTTGTCCATAATCTTATCAAAGATTTTCTTACCAAACTTCCACAAGAATACTTTACCTTCATTCTCAGGATGCTTAGGATCTGATACAATAAGAACATTAGCAGTGAATGAAAGACGACGCTTTTGTTTACGAGCAATCTCTTTGTTTGCTTCAGAACCAGAGTTCCAAAGTTGAGTGTTTAATTCACCGACTGGATCATTTTCACCAAGAGTTGTTAGAGAGTTTTCGATATACCACTTACCAGTTGGACCCTGGAAGCCATGATGAAAGATACGAACCCATGGGAGTTCATCACCTTCTACACGAGGTAAGAATCGGATTGTTGCTATTCCGTTACCAGCCTTATCACCTTCGAGTCGCCAAAAGCGATCATCTTTAAAAGATTTTAATTCTGCTTGGGGATTTGCGACTTTTTCGAATGCGTTTGAGATTGCACCAAAGTCTGAGTTGCGCATTTTGCGCAGAGATTGAATATCCATCGTATTTCCTTTGTATTAAATGTATTAATTTGTATTAGTATTATGTTGAATCTGAATGTCATCACTAACTTCAATCTCATCGTCAAATGAGTCATCATTTAAATCATATTCTTCATCAACATATGTATTTAGCGTTTTCATACCACCACCTTTTTTACCAGTGGACTTTCCAGAACGCTTTCCAGAAAATTCGTCATCGTTTCTTTGTTTATTGTATGTCTTACCCATTGTATCACTCTGCAAGTTCTTCTTTGAAATGATCGAAGATTTTACCTATCTTAATTCTATCGTATTTAACGAACCCAGTCAACTTTTTAATTCTTCGCAACTCATCTTCCCATATGTATCTTACAGAAGCATGGGTTGCCCACTCATCAAGTATATCTATCTGATCGTTTATAATATTTAGAGTTTCTATTGCAATTTTACCTCCAACAAATAAGTTTAATGCTACTGGATATTCGTTTTCGGTAAACTGAAATATTGCAGTTGGTTTTAACTTGTTCACTTCAACATAAGTTAATAGAGTTGCTAAGTCATCCACGAAAATCTTAGTCATAGACTGCTTTCGTTTCTGCCATTGCAAATAATTATCTTCTGCTTCTTGACCAGCATAAATGGCTTGATCATTACCATACGCAAAGTTCGCTACAAAGAACTGAATGATGTCTTTATCATCTGGTCGTTTGCCTGCTAACTTTTCAAATATGTATCTGTCATTGCGAGCATTAAATGCCTCACGAGTACCACGAACATTACCTCTGTTTTCAAAAACATTGAACCTGTCTGTGGTGAAGTGAAGTTTAATTGCTAGGTAATAACGATATGCCTTAAATCCATCCATTACACATCCAGTTGTGCTTGCTTTGGTAAGTAGTTCAAATCACGAAAATTCATTTCAATTTTATCTTTCAAAGACTTGTTGATTAACTTCGATACATCTTCTGGCTCTAGATAGTTTTCTTTACAATACTCAAGAACAGCATCCATATATGTCATTTTGCTATCACGAACCATCTGCTCTATATGAAGAGAGAATTCGTTTGCAGTTTTAAACATTTCGTTCCTTATTGATCCAATATCCAGTTGCTTTAAGTTCATGATCTACCTTTTCATATTCTTTGAGTTTATTTTTATACAGTTTCCAAACAGGTGTATCTATCTTATCAGAATCCATCTGTCTTTCAAATTTCTCAAGGAACAGAGAGAAGAATTTATCTAACTTCATCTTTTGAACTTGCAAGTCGTTATACTTTTCAATTAGTGTCATACTCATATTATACCTTATTTATCATTACAAGACAAGTTAATCATATTGCCACCATAGAATGCAACATCCATGATAAGTGCCTCATTCTCATTCACTACCTTATCAATCTTTGCTTTCATACATTGCACTTCATCATAATGTCGTTTACGGAGAAGTTCCATTTCTGATTCTTTCTCAGAACACTTAACACAAAATTCATTCATGGCATTTTCCTTATGGTATCAATAATTTGTTTTGCATCTTTATAGTCAGACAACTCTACTATTTTTTCAAGTAAAGTTTCAATCTGTTCTTCCATATCTTTAATGTCTTTAGGAGGTCTCCATTGAATGGAAGACTCATATAGTTTGTCATAGTTTACAGTGTATGTAATACTATTGTATTTCTTTGGTGGATCATCGTACTCCATACTATCTCCTCATAGAAGCAATGTCTTTTGCTTGTTCATCAGAAAATACTGGAACAGCATTTGATTTATGCATCGTACCGATACCTTTAATGGCACTGCCAGTATAAACTGGATTGGCTTTCTTGTAACAAGGTGCACCAGTAAATGGAAGACTCGGATGCTTAGGTGTCTCTCGACAAGCAGGTGTTCCGAGCGAGTATACCTCACTGAGTGATTGTTTTTTGGCAACAACCTTCTTTGTGGGATACTTCTTCAACATGGCTTCCCATGATGCATTCAACTCTCGTTGTTTTGCAGTCAGTTTCTTCTTCTTGGATTTTCCAAGGGATGTGTGTAGCATTTGCATAATATAATTATACCTTAATTCGGAATTAAAGACAACCCCTATCACCTAAGAAAAACATTAACACTGGATACATTTCGGATAACATCATTGGAAAGATTAAATGATACTGGAACTGTTTGTTGTCGTTCATCAATCAAGAGTGCAGGTTGATTATAGCGAACATTGTAACTTTTAAAGATTGAATTATTCACAGTCTCACCAGCTGGAACATAACGATACATTTTCATATCTAAGAACTGTTCGTAAAGCACAACTTCCTGTCCACCAATATTCGCCACAAGAACCAGTTTAGGGTTTCTTGGGAAAGTCATATCAACATCAATACTAGAGCACTCATTGCCACTAAAACATACCATCATATTCTGATTGGTTGGTTGTTCGTTTGGTTTAGTGGCATTGTAGACACCAAGAGAAGTCAAAGCACCAAGTGTTCCAAATGCAGTCATTGAATATGATATAGCACTGCCAGTAACCCTATCACGAATATTGTTACTAGTATTCCCCTTTTGATTGACCACTGAAGCGAATGATTTCATATCGCTAATCCACTTCGGTTGCCAAGAGAGAACTACATTCGTGTTTACAGTTGTTTCATATCTTCCAATTTTATGGGAAGTTGGCATTACATCAGCACGAATTGCAGTACTGACATTATCTAAATGTCGTACAACTCGTTCTCGTTTGTCATAGTCTTCAAAGTCAATATCCAGTGAAGTACCGCTATTTCGTTTCATCGAATTATTCTTTGGAACTACATCTGCAATGATCTCTACTTCGTACCCAATATGAGTAGAGTTTCTAGAGACAATTGTATACGTCTTAATAACTCCACCATTGTACTGATCAATTTCCTCTGTGACATGACCATTCCTCGCTCGATTTTCACCGATGATGAATGTACTTGCACCTTTCTCTAGTGCTTGAGTCTTTGCATTTTCCAATGCAGAGTTATACGTGGCACCATAACCAGTAACACGTACTTCTTCGGCAGAAGCAATTGATGACATGATCAATAAAGAAAGAAGAGTCTTTTTCATTAGAAGCCATTCATTTGAGTGCGAATCAAAGCTGCAGTATTGATGCTTTTCTTGGAAACCATCACAGTTACAGAGACCATATTTGATTCACGATCAATACTACGATTAGCAATGTAAGCACCACGTAGGATACCCTGTGAGTTATCATTGATAGTTTCTGTTACAGATTGAGAGATTTTATTTGCACGATTACGTTCCTCTTGGCTGTACTGAGAGTTATCTACTTCAGTATCGCTTCCGAATAGTTCATCGGTCTTGGTGTCTTTGTTTCGTTTACGATTCTCGTTACTATTAGATGATACAATGTCTTTCAGTGCAGTCTTTGTAATATTCTCAACTGCTTTACCAGACTTAACATCGTTGTTTAAGAATTCAACTAGATTACGTTTTGCACGCATCGTTGCCAATAGGAATGCGTCTTCACGACCCTGTGCATGATTGAAGTTTATGGGTGCAGTGCCAGATGTTTTAATCAGCAACCAGTCTCCTTCTTCTGAAAATTGCAGTTGCACTGTTCCAGCTGTTTCAAGAAATTCTGCTTCAGCTTTCTTGATGTCTGGTTTAGTTTCCAGTTTGTTTTCAATTTTAGTCACAGGAGCAGGTGGCGTGTTTCTAAAAGAGGAACACCCAGTTGTAAAAAGCGCAACAACTGCCATTGATATAATACATTTTTTCATTTCACATTTTCCTTAATAATAAATTTCGCATTGTCTACTTGTCGATCTGCAAAGTTAGCAAAATTGCTAAACCCTACAGTTGCAATAACTAAACCCAAGATAAACCCAATCAATAATTGCATAATAAATTATACTCCATTCATGTTTAAAAGTCAAGCAGTAACCACAAAGCCAGTAGTGTCTTTCTTTGCTTTACCCTTTGCTTTCAAACCAACAATAACACCCTTTGGATCCAAGAAACGAAGATCTGTCTCGTCACCATTGATAACTGGACGACCAAGATATGTTTCTGGCACTTTGTGAAATACAGCTGCAACATTCATGCCATTTGATAATGCAAGACGAACATCCATATCATTACCATCTGCTTTAGAGAAAGTCAGGTGGTAGTTAGGAATATGTGACACTTTGCGATTGTTGATTTTGGTG